ATCCGTTATGTAGGAGTCACGAATACCAGGTATCGAGAGAATATTGATGTTCGAAGTGTTCGGATTTGTCATGATATCGACAGCTGAAAGATAGGACGCAACGCCGTTGTTGTTGACGTCTTGGCCTGAAGGATTCGTAGCAAATCCTTGTATGCTGTTGTTGACTGAAGCTCCGCCGGAAGCCTCAAAAGAGACTGACTTGTCGTTGAGGCGACGGGCGTCTCTGTTGAGGAAGTTAGTTCCGTCGAAACCGCCGTACATGAAGTTGGTAAACTTAGCGTATGCAGAGAATTTATTGAATTCAGGCGCAGATCCTAGCGCGAGGAGCGTAGCGAGTGTCATTCTCTTTCTGCCGCCTTCTGACCACGTATAATCAGTTGTGCTCAATCTTGCATTTCTAATGTATGCTGCTTCTCGCATATGATTGTTCACGGAGCTCGTGAGCTCAGAAATCTGCTGATTGTAGAGCGCGACCTTCGAGAGAGAGAACTTGTTGTTGTGCAAGCTATCAGAATACGAACCTGTCGTGAGCGCGTCCAGCTTCTCAACACCGCAGAATTTTGTTAACGACTCAAGCAAGCCGTCTTTCTCAGACACGATGTTGGAGTTAAGAACGTCCGTTGAGCTGAAAGATGATGCAGCGGAAGATCTCTCGAACTTGACGCCCCAGTAAAAAGCGACGTTAGCTTGCTCAGAAGGACCAGGCTCGCCGTCGAATCCGACGCCAGACGTCTCACCTCTCGTCACCTTGTATCTGTGCGGTACAGGCGGAAGGAAAGAGCTGCTCATCGAAGTATACGATCCCAAAACGCCGCCGAGACGTGAATTAGAAGCGCTGAGAGCTTCGGAGGCTCGAAGAGCCGTATTGACCTTGAGTAGGTTTGGACCTCTAAAACCAAAAGGAAGAGCAATCGAAGGAATAGTTCCCTTCTCTATCTCTGGGCTCATGACAATTCTAACGTACTTAGAATTGTTCGAGTATTTACCTGTTGCTGCAAGCCGCTTCTCTGAAGGGTTGGAGGCGTCGAAGTTGTAGTAGACCTTTCTGTCTCCTATGAGCTTTGCAACGTAATTCTCAGAATTCGGATCGAGAGAACAGTTAGTGAATTGTTCAATAATATTTAGAGACGTGTCTGTGTCATCCCAGGCGCGAATCTGAATATTGAATGTACCAAAAGAGTAAGCATCGTTAGTAGAAGCCTTTATGTTGCTGATAGAAACCTTGTAGAGGTTGTTAGCATACTCTCCGTCGTCGAGAGCTTCAATCTTAAAGAGGTCATACTCTGTGTTTCCGAAGGGCTGTGATATAAAGTAGCTCGTGGAGGGCGACTTAAACCTCGTGTCATAAGAACCAAAGACCTCCCTGAAGGAGAGACTAGTCTTTCCGTTAGAGCTGGTGTTGCTAGAGCCAGAAAGAACTGCAACTGGGCTTGCTGCTGCAACGTAAGCCACGTTGGTATCGACAGCGAAGTCAGCGTGAAGGTAATGCTGCTCCTGATAGAACTTATCGGGATCAGTGTTGAGAATCTTACCAAAGTAGTCCTTGTCAGAAGGATCAAAAGAAGCAGTGAGAACTTTGACACCAGAAGACCCATCAACCGTTGAAAACGTCGAACCAAGCGACGAAGATATGACAATTTTAAACTTAGAAGAAGCGTCTACTTGAGTTGCATCGAGAACGGAAGGTCCCAGTCCTGTAGCTGCCACTGAACTCGTCAAGATCATTATTCTTGCTGTGTTCGGCGTCATTATGAGACCTCTAACGAGGTTTACGTTGGCACCAGCGACTGTATCGTTGTCATTGAATACAGGCATTCCAAATGCGCCGTTAGCTGTGGGCGTGTGCTGTGCAACTAAGAACTGAACAGTTCCGAGTGATCTCTTGTCATCTACAAGTGCGTCGACACCGCCAGGCAAAGTAAATCCTGCGTTCTTTACGGTTCCATACGAAAGAGTCTCAGAGAGGTCTGCGTCAGTTGAATTTGCTCCTGCGCCCAAGACTCTCGTGTAAGTCAAGGCTGCGCGGTGCTTCAAGAACTCGTTGACGGCATAGGGTCCATAGTGCTTTGGATCAAGGTTGCCGAAAGTCTGTGAGAACTCATTGAAGTTGGACACGGTGACAGGAACGAAAGCAGGTCCCTTGTTTGAGGTACCGATCACGGCAGCGGGGACGCCCACGGGTCCGGTGACGGTTGGAGCTGAAAGGTCAATTTCACGCTCATAAAAGTTGGGCGACTTGAATGTCTGCTCGGCCATTATCTAATCTCCTTCAATCAGTGATTCTGTGCCATAACTATCATCGACAAATGCAAGAAGACTCTACTTAATTACAACAATTTCTAGATCTTCAAGCGAGGCTCCTGTATAAACAGTCTCTCCCTTTGTCGTTGTATTTCTTACCTTGACATATCCTCTTGGTATTCCAAGAGAAGCAGGATCGCTTTCAAGTACAGCAGGATCTGTAGAGGAGCCTATTGCGTACACTTTTTGCTGCCTCCAGCCAACATCTCTCTGATCTTCTCTATTGTTCGCTTGTTCATCGAGAGGCAGTGTAGGATCGTCAGATCCGAGCACATACTTCGAGTCATTCGTCTCTTCGGTAATCGCGGGATAAGCATTAGTATCAAAACTTACAAAAGGCGAAGAAATATATCGCTTAATGGGAATGGGTAGGCCCGGCGCAGAAGAAACGAAGAAATAGGCAGGTACTGTCACGTTGAACGTGTGTTTGATGTACCGCTCCTGCTGGGACATATCGTCAAAGTTGGTCTCGATGCTAAAAGAGCCGTCTTCTACCTTCGCAATAAACCAGTAGCCTTTCGCCGTGTCCAGGCGCCAAGATTGACCCTGGGGGAGAAAAGAGCTGAACACTTTTTCAAGTATCTGATTTGCGTGTTGCGTAAATTGTGTCCAGATAGTAACCTGATATTTCGCAGTATAGAATTGCGGCATGGGAACAACTAGCGTCTCATATACGTTGTTTTTTAAGTGAGGCGCAAGATAGGCACCATCTTTTGCAAACTGAGTGTTAGTAAGAGAGCCTACGCTTCTAGACGATGTGAGGCCAACAGTGCTTGAGTTGCTTGAGCTAGATTGATTAGGCACAAAAAGCTTGTTGATCAAGTTTTGATAATTTCTATCAGACTTATCTAGTCTTCTTTTTACGACAATTTCTCCGAGCTGCTGATTTATTCCCCTGCCGACGACGTCCTCGCCGACATTCTGGTTTAACTCAGTCCTCATTATTGTAATGAGGGGCAGAATAAGCGTGTTGTTCTTGTCCCTCAGGAGACCGCCTCTTTTTAGAAGAGCCCACTTCTCTCCTGCAGCGAAAATTACAGGAACTTTCTTCAGAGGGGCAGAATCTGTTCCTCCATATGCTGCAGATATTTCTTTTTCGAACAAGTTAAATATCGAAACGTCAACGTCTTCGATGCCGCAAGAGGGAATGGAAAACTCTGGTGCACCGTTTACGTTTTCATAACCTGTAGGTAGAGGCGACTGCCCAAAGTTTCTTTTGGAATTTGATTTTAATCTGGTGGACATTTATTCCTCACTCATCGTAAAAAGCAGATCCAACATTATCTGGGTCGCCTTTGTCGGAGACTTGCTTGGGTCCTGTTAGCGGCTTATCAAGTACACCACTTTCTACGAGGTCTCGCTTATCACCCGTAGGATTTCCATCGCTGTCTATCGAATCTCCTCGCTGTTGGACGAAGGTCTCTTGTACAGCGTCGGCGTCTGTGTACCTTATGTCGGTTGGTCCAAGAACAGGGGCGACAAAGAGACCTTCGCGTGCCACAGTTCCAACAAGCTTAATGCCATCTTTGTGTTCGGGAAGTCCGTAGATGTTTCTCATGTAAGAGCGTTCTGTGATCTCATAGAAGACATCAGAGAATGAGAAGAAGTCTCCGATCATCACGTTGATTCCCTTGTCGACGAGGTCTCGGTGCTGCACATATACTTCTATCTTATATTGGGCATCAATTCCAAATTTGTCGATCTTTGTGTCGGTCTGGAAGTTGTTGTCTACGAGCGCGTCGAGAGCGATTGGATTGTCATAGACTTTCTTCAGAGCCTCGTTGTAGACTCCGTGTGTCTTGGTCTTCAATTCAGAAATGGGATAGTAGTAGACCTTCTGTCCGACGACGTCCTTGATTATCTCTTTGGTGATGTCGGATATGAAGTTTAGCTCTCTCGGAGTGATGAATAGACGTGACATTTTTCATCATCCTATCGTAATGGAAGTTCCTCGAGGCATGGGCACATACCTGAGCTGTTTATTGAGAGACTCTGCTGCTGCGGCGTCGGCTTCGAGGAGCTTCTGATGTGTAAGCTGTCCTAAAAACTCCTTCATCTGCGTCTGAAGTCTGTCTTTGTCTTCTCGACCTTGCGTCACGAGAGACTCACCATTCAGCTGTAGGTCTGCGTTAGGAATCGGTATGTTTTGGAACTTGGATCGAATGAGTCCGAGAAGCTCCTTAGCGAGCGCGAGAGTGTACTGACGTATCCATTGACGACCCGGCTGATTTATTGTGCTGAAGGGCAAATTGTCAAGAGGAACGTTAGAAGCACCAGATATTCCGTAGATCGTCTGATCACCGTAAGCAGACGGGCTTAGAGGATTTTGAGGAGGCAAGACCTTGCAGTATAGCTTTCCTACTTGCAGGTCTGTGATAGGTATGGGATAAATTCTCAGCTTGCTGCCCATGATCTCGTAGGAGTAGTGGGACCTTCTCACCCTGAACGCCGACTCTAGCATTCCTCTCCTGAGCACGTCCTCGAAGATGGGAAGGACGTAGAAGATCGATGAATTGACGTACGACTCGTAGTTGAAGTTAGTTGCAAGGAAGTTAGTGATGTTCGAGGCGTTGAGGAGGAAGTGCTGCGCCGCGAGGGGCTCGACGTGGAAGAGCTCTACGACACGTAGCTTGCCCTTCTGAGACAGACTGTCGTATACGTTGCTTCCAGAGACAACATCCTTGAGGTCCTTGTAAATATCGTAATCTTGCTGACCAGCAACCAGGTCGAAATATCCAAATATTGCGTTCTCAGACCCACCTACGAAGGCGTTGGTTGCATAGGGCTCTGACATCCTGAGTAGGTACTCTAGCGATCTCTGCGTATATCTGTTTGTGATGTTCACAGATCCTGTCGCAGCTCCCAGTACATTGGTGAGCTCCGATATGATCTTGGTCTCATGAAGAAGTCTTGAGTACTCGCAGACTGACTCTTCAAAACAAGCCCAAATCTCTTTCTTGGTCAACTCAACAGAGAGAACATCGTCTCCCAACTTTCTCTTGACGTACGTGACCATAGAGTCGGCCTCTGATTGAAAATCAGAATCCGAATCGAAAAATCCGAATGGCGTTGGAGATATTGTAGTTAAAAAAGTGGCCATGCGTCACACCTATCCTAGAACGATAAGTATGCGATCAAGCGTATTTGGTTTCATACACTGTGAGATTTTATGGCTCTTTCCTGGTGTTTGTTCCGAGTCAGGTGTAACTTACTTAGAAAATTTCTCTTTGAGAGACGAAGGAACTGTATCTTGAGAAATCTTCTTAAGGAATGCGTCACGAAGGGAGCCTGGTGATGCAACAGGTGTGGGGGCCTGAATCTGAGGAACAGGTGGAATGACAGGTGCGATCTTCTGCTCAGGCTTCTGCTCAAACTTAATTGCAGAGACTGCAGGAGCGGCGGGCCTAGAAGAGATTATTGAAGACGCAGTGACTGTGATTTCAGGTTTCGTAGTACGCTTTGTAACTTGTATCGCCTCGGCGACGACTGACAGCGTCTTCTTAAAATTTATCTGGAACTGTAGCGGAGCGAAGTATCTGTTGTCCACGAGAACTTCTACTCTTGCGCTGTAAAGACCCTCTGAAAGTTTCTTATCCATTCTCGGGAGTGTGAACTGAACTACTTCGTCTTCACCAGTACCGTACCCGTTGAACATATAGGCAAAGTCGTCATTCTCACAGACGAGTCTCACCTTTGCCGGGGACATTGCAGTTCCTTCCATTTTAATCTTAAATGTAAGATCGTTCGATTCTTCAAGGTCCAAATCTA